ATTCGGTCTCATCGTCGGAGCCCTCATCGCACACGCAGAGAAAAAATACGGCCCCTAGGGCAACGTCCCGCCTATGCCGCCGGCAAGGCCTCCCGTCAGCGTCAACGCCGGATGACGGACTGTTCCCACCATTCCCCTCCAGGCAAACGGCATAGCATTGCCGACAAGCTCTCCAGCGGCTTCCGTAACAAGTGGATTCATACCAGGCACAAGAGCCTGACCCAGAATGCGGGCTCCGGCCCCCGTGACAGCACCACCGACGAGACTCTCCAGCATCTTCGTCCCGATCCCAGGGTCACCCTTAACTGGTCCAGTTCTTTCAATGATGCTACGGTCCGCCGCCTGCGGCACTAGAGCAGATTGCCCCTCTGGCGCCAGTCTTGCCCATGCCCTTGCATCAGGATTCATATTCAAATGCGCCGCGGCTAGCTCGTTAACACCCGTCGGCAGCACTCCACGTAATGTCTCTAATGTTTCTCCTCCGCGTCGCGCACCGGCCAGCAGCCGCGCCGCCGCATCTCCCGGTTGCTGCGCAGACAGTATCTTTTCAATCGGCCCGGCGTCCAATTGATGCGCCAGCGTTGAAACGATATTAAATCGAGCGAACTGGTCCCCTGCACCGTACTGCTGTGCAAGTCCCCCCATATCCTGCGTCAGGCCGCCGTAGATTCTTTCAAGTGCTGGCTTCTCATTCTCTCGTGCCGTCCGCATATGTTGCCCAAGCTCTGTCCGAAAATCTCGCATCTCAGCCCAAGTCATCGTCGGCGCCTCGGGGGCACCAGCGAGACCAATGCGCGACGCCTTGAGCCAATCATTCATTCGATTTGCGGTTTGCCCGAGCGCACCTTTCGAGGCTTCAGTTGTATCCAGGAAATACCTGACTGCATTGGCCGAACTGCCGCCCTTGCTGATTAAATCCGAAAGGCCCGTGCCGAAGTTGCCGGCGGCGCTTACGGCTTCGCCTGGGATCATCGCATCCAACGGCGCTGCCGCCTCATTTATACTCTGAGGCATCACAGTATTACGCCAATTCTGCGCCTCATCTTGCAAAACCGAGCCGGCCTCTTCAAGTGTCCTCGATGAGCCCAATTCACTAGCTATTCGTGGCAGCGTCCGCGCTCCGGCGAGCGCCCCTGCCGCATGCGTAGCAAGCCCGGCGGCCATCCCCGCACCGACCTGCAACGCCGGAGGCAACCCCATCATGGCAGCACCTTCGCCGGCGGCTCCGCCAGCGGCACTCGCAACAGCCAACGGGACGCTAGTACCACCAGTAGCCAGTGCTGGAAGCATAGTCGACCCGAGGCCAGAGGCCGCTCCTTGTGCCAATCGCTCGGCGCCAGACTGCGGAGCCAACGGTCCACCCAGCGCAGTCGACAGTCCCGGTGCCAGCGAAAGCATATCCTTCGTCGTTGGGAAGAATGTCTGCCCACTTGTATCTTGCGAAAGCCCCATCATTCGCGACAGCGGATTGGCCACATACTGTGTACCCAGGCGCTCGATTTCGCCAGGCAGCCCCAACGCAGTCAGCCCTCCGTACGCTGTGGCTGCACCGAGTCCCAACGGCCAACGCATTGCAGCAGGCATCGCATGCGAGGGCGCCGCAGCTATCGGCACACTCGATGCCACCGGGGCGGGCGGCGGCGCCGTACCGAATTCAGCATACGGGTTCCCACCCTGCGCCGCCAGCGGCGCAGTCACTGGCCCATCAAATTGTGCGTACGGGTTATCCGGCATTTATCTGCCTCGTGGAAGATACTGCTGGGCTCCACCAGGTGGCAGCCCGAAGTGCTGCTCGAATAGAGGGGCCTCGCTCGGATTTGCCCTCAGACGACGGACGGCGCCCTGGCTGATTTGTCCTTGTTCGCCCCAGCCGCGCCACGTCTCGCCCCCAGGAGCAGCACCCTTTACCTGACTTGCTGGAATAGGACTGAAGTCCAATCCCCCTGGTGCCCGTGTCGGCAGCCCATACGTATCAAGATTCCTGCTATAATCCGCGATGAACTGCTGCGGGTCAGTCCCACCTGCCTTCCGGAACTCGGTAAATTTCTGCATCTGGTCATATTTCGTCGCGGCATCGTACTTCGCCGTATTCAGCATTTGACGAATAGTCTCCGGGTCAACATTCGGATTCAGCAGGGCAAGGAATGCATCGACCTCGCTGCGCATCACGCGACCCGTGCCCTGGGCAGCTTCCTTCAGCTGGGAGATAACCTCTGGCCGGCTGAAGGCCTGGAAGACCTGAGTAGAAGAGAGAGACTTATTCGCAACGGTGTCGATCATGTCCTGGCTAATGCCAACGCCAGCATTCTTCAAGCCTTGCATTACCTGTCCGAGCCTACCTCGCATCTCAGCACCGCCACCAGCTTGGAATCCGCGCTCGCCGATGGCCTGTTGCATCTCATTAATTCGATTGAGCGCTGATGGCAGCGCTGCGCCCGTCTCGTACATCCTCTGCGAAACATCACCCATTTGCCGCGCAGTCGACTTCATCGTCTCCTCGGTCGAAGTCGTCGGACCCATCAGGCCAGCCGACAGCCCGCTGCCGCTCGCGGTGGAGCCAAGCCCAGCCATTCCCGTGCCATACACTGGACCTCCGGCGAACCCGCTAACTGGCTGCCCTTGTGGCCCGACGCCCGAGACCCACTGTGGCGCCGGCACTCCCGACAGCCCCCTGATGGATTCTGGCGTTGTCCCACTCGCAGTTGCTAATCCTGCAATCCGCGAATGGAACTCGGCAGTCGCCTTCGGATCGCCCTTATTCAGGGCATTAATATCCAAGCCATCAACAAGCGAATGATTGATGCTGTCAATGGCCTGTGAGGCCATGCGACCGCCCTCGCTATCCGGTAGAGTCGCCTTTGCCGACTCGCTAAGATGCGGCAGCATTCCCGGATTATTGTACGCCCCGATCATCAACTTGAGATACGTCTCCCGGCCCGATTGTCCAATCTCCTGCTCGACTCGCTTCCGCTGCGTCATAGCAGATTGCATCTGGTTCCACTGATTAGCCTGCTCCATTGCAAACGGGGCGAAAGGAGATTGCATTATCCGTGCAAATGCCGTGTCCGTATCCGGGCTGGTCGCGAAGATCTGCCCCATTCCCTGCCGAGCGGCAAAGGTCTGCTGGAAGAGGGCATTCTGATTCAAAGCGTTCTGGATAGTCGCCATCCGGCCGACAGTCCCCAGTGCGCTGTCAGCGCCCCCGTAAGGCTGCGGCGGACGAATCCCCAGTGAAATGTCGGGATCAACTGGCATCAGTAAGTTCCCATAATTCTACGGCTAAAGCCACTCGCTTGACTAGCCGTAATTCAGCAAGATCTAGCCCATAGGTCCAAAAGTCTTTATGAAACTCAGGGAACCATTCGTTAAGATCGCCGAATATCCAGCGAGCCATCTCGAAAAGCTCCTTAGGGGTCATGCGATGCCGGCCCCGGCGGTGCCCGCCAAGGGGCCAATTCCCATGGGGCCGCCATCCGTACCCCGCATCGGCAATGCCACGCCACGCGCCCCCGCAACCGCCCCGCCGGCCCCGCCACCCGGCCCGCCATGCCCCATCAAGACATGCGCCGCCGACAACCCCATTTGATGCCGTGCCGCCCCCACCATCCCGCCGGCCCTCTGCTCCATCTCCTTCACCCCTTGGTCATGCATCGCGACCCATTGCCCAAGCGCTTCGCCCCCCTCCGGCATATCACTCAGCATCGTCGCCATCTCCTGTGGGCCGAAGCCCTTCCCGACCAGGTTCGCCGCAGACTTGATGACGTCCTCAGAACTCACCAGATCGCCCAGCTTCAAGAGCGAGTCCAGCTCGAGTCGGAGATTCTTAAGATGACCGTGGGCCTCACTCACTTTATCGTAGGCCGCCCGCGAAGCATCATGCCACTGACCGACGAGGCTCCCGCCATTACGCTGTTCGCTCATCTTATGGCCCCGCTGAGAAGTTCTGATCAACTGCGGTGTTTGCTGGATTATACCCCCCGCTGTACGGCACAGTCCCACCGCCTCCACCGAAGAGGCCCTGATTATTCAGGGCCAGCAGCAAGGCCGTATTCGAGGCGGCTCCGCCCAGACCACTAACTCCACCGATCGCTGCATTCGCCGCACCAATCGTGCCGGCGGCGCTCGCCGCAGCGCCCGACGTCAGGAAGTTCCCCGCCCCGGTAGCGGCCTGGAGGCCCAACGAGCCGAGCCCTGCCGCGGCGTTCTGTCCGCTTCCGGCGATGCCTCCAAGCATATTGTACTGCTGCTGCCGTTGACCGAGTTGGAATTGCTGCCCTGCCAGCCAATTCTGATATTGCTGATTAAAGGTCGTCGAGGCCAGGCCAGAGGCATATTGAGTCTGGCCAGCTGCCAGCGGCCCACTCGGTGACACGGATCGGCCGGTGATGGACCCTGCCAGGCCTTGCGGTGCGTATGAGTTCGTAACGGCCTGAAGGCCCTGCTGCCGCGTGAATTGATAGCCTGGTGTCTGCTCCAATGAGGCCATCGTCGGCGAGAACTCATTCGTCATACCCCACGTCGAGACCGGCGCAGTCAACCCACCCCCCGGCAGCACCTGCGGCAGCAGCCCACTAAGGGCCTCCTGGCCCGCAGTCATCCAGGGCGCAAGGTTCTGCTGTGTCTGCTGAAACTGTGCGAACTGTAATTGAGCTGCCTGCTGTGCAGCCTGGGCTTGCGTCTGCGCCGCAGACTGCGCTGCAGAGGCGCCCTTACCGGCGCCGAAGATCGAGCTAACCCCGGAGAGTACCCCGCCGGCGAGGGCTGCCGTACCAATTCCAATTGGCATCTCAGTTACTCACTAAGAGATTGTGCTCTTCGAGCACCTGGACGAGTTTCTCCCCGCGCAGATTGTGAATACAATACAGAACAGTATTGTCTTCGAGGATTGCGAATTTGTGCTTCGCCCCGGCTTCGATTTTAATAGCCCTGGGCGCGACAAATCGTCCAATGAACTCGTCATCCTTCCAGCAGAACACCGAGCCACAGGCAACCATCGTCAGATGATCCCAGACGTGTGAATGCTGCGGAATTATCATCCCCGCCTTGCAGGTAATCTGTCTCACATAGAGATCATCTGTTGAGTAGATTTCAACTTGTTCTGGCTGATCATCCGTCGAATAGATTTCGACTTGTTTTGGCTTAGCAGTCATCAGACAACCTGCGTAAGAATGTAGTTTCGAATGCGACGCCGAATGGCTCTCGCCGCCGGCGCCGTCCACGCAGCGGAAGCGTAATCAACGCATAGTCACATCCGCGCTCTCGCAAATTCGCCAGCGAACGCGACATCAGCGCAAAGCCCGTCCGCTTCGCACGGCATGCAGGTTGTACGTACCATGGCCCCATATGCGCGACGCGAGCCCCCGGCAGCCCATTATGCTTACCGATCTGCCATCCGATGTACCCACAAAGCAGTCCGCCTTCGGCGCGTGCAACGTAGATCGCCAACGTTCCATTGTCCTGAGCCTGCTGCAGCGCCTCGCGGGGACCAATGTATGCAATGAGGTCAGGAATATCGAACCTCATGGCATGCTCTCGCATCAGCCGTTGGCCGTGCAACCAGAACTCATTCCAGCCCATCGACTCGACTTGAGGCTCAGCCTTTGGCGCCGAGCTAGAAATAATAGAACTGGTCATCTGGATATCTATCAGCATGCTTTGGATCAAGCATTTTACGTTCGACGAGCAGTCTGTGAAATTCGTATCTTGCCAGCAGATGTTCCCACAGTGTACAGAGACCAGGCCCAACGTAAGTCCTATGGCACTCGTTGAGTGCTTCTTCCAGAATCGGATCACTGAATGTTGGATTAGACATCAGGGAACCAGACAACTTGTGGGACAGTTGATGAGAACCACGTGACGCGAATCGAGTCATTTTGTCTCAGCGTCACCGAGCCACCGGCAGGCGAGACGACGTACCATGCTCCTGAGCGTTGAATCTCGAGGCGTCCCTCATTTGCTACGATGAATCCACTTCCGGTGGCCTTATACGTAAATGGACTCGTCGTCGGGGACAAAGCCTGCTCGGGCAGCCCAGGACCAGACAGCGTCAGCGTCCCGAGGACCTGCCCTGTCGTTACGCTGACAACACTGATCGTCCCGTTAGGTTCAACTCTTAGATAGGCTGCTCCGGTTATTGGACTGCTTGCGGCGCCAGATCGCTGCCACAGCGTCAACAGCAGCCGATAGTGCGGCAGTGAGGCCAGCCCACGATCATCAATGATCGGAGAGTCTAACTTCAAGAAGGGCTGGAAGGCTTGATGCCGCAGTTCGCTCATCAGCAGCCACAGTCGTAGTTAGTTATGTAATACATGACCCTCAATCCATGCGCCATTCAGCGCACCCTCACCATTTCCGGTCCATTCGATTTCGAAGATTCTATCGCGGGCACGACCCAAGACTCGGGCTGTCGGCCATGTCAGATACTCGCCATTGGCTCCCAACCGCAGTTGAAGGCTGCCACTAAAGGTGCGCCCTCGGTCGTCGGAATACCTGATCGTTACGGCCGGCGGCGGCGCCCCGGACGTATTATCCCAGGGGATCGTCCCGCATTCCATATCCAGTATCAGCGCACTGAACTCGATCTGCTTCCCATTCGCCTCGATGAGCTGACCTTGCTCGCTGTAGGCTCGACCGATATGTGGAAACGTCCGCAGATATCTGATCGGATGATCTATGCCATCGACCGTATCCGCATAATATTCAGGATCCATTGCATACAATGCGCCATTCTCCCAATCCTGGACGACATTCTCCCCGCCGAAGAATGCATGAGACATGGGGCGTTCCCGCCGCAACACGCCGTCATCATTGAATGCCCGCTGATGCCAAGCCAGCATCGGATCTTGTATGCTATCATCGAAGACCCAAGTCTGATCACCCGATGGCAGTGTCAGCACGTAGAAGTAATGACCATCTTGCTGGTACGTATACGCCGTCGCATCAGCGAGCGTCCCTGCCTTTCGGACGACCTGACGCAGGGCATACTCAAGTGCATGGTTCGAAATTCGCTGTGTCGTATAGCCTCGCTGACGGAGGACAACGCCCTGACCCTGAAGGCTCTGCGCCAGCCAGAACACGGAGATATCCGAACTCGCGACACTGAATGCTGCTGCGCAGCCGTGTTCAATATATGCCCCCGGCAGCTCTGCAAACGGCAGTTGTGGGTTCCCTGCATCGTACCAGATTTCCGATTTGACAGTCCCCAGCAATAAGATCTCATGTCGATTGACGATGAGTCCGACTAGCGGGTCCGGATAGTCCGTCTTCCCCGCGACGTAGAGGGCATTGAACTGGACCTGGCCACTCGTCGTCGAAATGAATGCATTCGACTGTGTCGTCGCCGGCGGCGGCGAGGGCCCAAACACCAGAAATGTATCGATGTAGTCGACCTTCGTCGCGCCCTGGAATGTCCCCGTCGAGTCATTAATCTGTTGGAATGCATGAGTCGTCAGATCGACAGCCCACCCATTTGGACTGCCATCGACGACGACCAGTGTTGCACCGTTGTCTGCCATCGAGACTGGCGTCCGTAAGGATGGCGTCAGCGCACCAATCGGCGTCATCGTCCAGCCCCCTGCGAGGTCCGGATTCACAAAATACAATTCGGAGCCCGCGACGGCCCAGCCACTTCCATCGCTCGCACGAAACAGGCCCCTGCCGGGGCCGCGCACTGCCGGGGCGACTAGTGGCCGCAGTCCTGGTCGCTGATAATGCGTCGTCGGAACGAGGGCATCCCTCGGATTAATCTCAGGGAAGAGATTAACACAGCGCTGCCGCGAGGCAATTATGCTCCGCGTCGAGTAGGAACCACCAATTAGCGGCAGGCGCACAGTCAGTCGCCAGTTAGCCTGAAATCATCTGTTTCCAGACCCCATTCACAGCACAGCGATAGATTGCATAGACGCCGGCAGCCTGAGCAACGCCAGTCCCCACGGCAGCTGCCGTATTCGAACTCGACGGGACGATCTGATCGCCAGCGGCGAGCCCGCCCTGATTGGCCTGCTGACCGACAAGCTGTAGCGAATTCGACGCTGCATTGTTCCAGACTTCGACTTTCGAGCCGGCAATGGCCGGGGGCATCTTTACGAAGAAGCCCGCAGTTCCCACCGTGTCAACGCTATTAATTCCTGGCTTCAATGTCGGCGCAGTCGCAATGGAAGTGGTCGCCGTGACACCGACATTCGACCCGAACATGTACTGCGCCATTGTCAGACAGTCGCCACCATCGACCAGCCGGCTCCCTGGAATGAAAGACTGCAAGTACGAAAGGACAGAAGCAAGAGCCATCGTTCAGTTTCCTTAATCACATAGTTTTGGATTGCACAACATCATTCGCGAAGTCTGACCTCTGAAGAAGTAACATAATCCACACAGCAGCCAGCCTCTCGGATGCTTCCTGAAAGGTTGCGGATTTTCACAACCCGACGGGCAATGATAATGCCGCTGCCTGCGCATTAGTAACTCCTATCCGAGAATATATTGTAGATGCCGGGACGGATTAGCTCGGAAGGCATCTGCAGCCGAGCAATCGCCACGTTCGTTCCTTTGACAGTCGCCAAGGTTTCCTTTGCGAGGCCCGGCAGCGGATCGCCCGGCCAGGTGCCGATACCGTATTTCGGCCGCAGGCGCATAGCGAGATTCGTCATCATCGCATAGTAGTATTCATACGGGATGTTGAACTCGACGGCCTGGTTTGCAAAGGATGGCGGCAACTGGCCGAGGACTTCAATCCCCAGCGCATACACATTCGCCTGCGCGATCGGCACGGGATAGAGTGTTCCGAGAGGCCATGTCGGATCGTAGAAGACGGCGCCAGTAAACGAGGTTAGCTGTTTCAAGGTCACGCGCATGTAGTCTTCGCGGCTCTGTATGAGCTCCAGCGGGTAATCAACCGGCTGCGCAGCGATGAGCTGTCGCAGGAAGGCCGCCTCAATCCGCGCCGGACGTACCGAAACACCGGCGCCGGTATCGAACTGGCCTCCAGGCCCGACAGTATACGTCTGCGCCCCCGTCGAGTTCGTAACCAGTGTCACGCGATGATAGACATTCCAGCCCTTCCGTTCCCACTCCTGCAGCATCCACTGCAGCCGCGTCATTGCCCCGTTGAAGTCCTCCGCAAGGGGGGTCTGACCGACGCCGAAGGCGGAGCACTCCCGAAGGGCCTCATTACACAAGTCGCCGGCGGTCGTCTTCGTCGGATCAAGAATGGCCATCGCAGTCAGCGTACTTGTTCAGCAACTGCCTGCTCTGCAGCTGCGCGCTGCTCGCTACGGCGATTTCCTTGCGCCTGCGGCGGTTCGACTGGCGTCGGTGTCACTGCATTCGCCATCGCCGTCAGCCGTTCGATCTCAGCCTCGAGGCTGCGAATGCGCTGATCGCTCGACATGGCCGGAATGGGGATATTCTTTGCCCACTCAAGGCCCTGACCCTTCGCAGAAGCGATCGCCTTCGCTGGATGGTCGTGCCAGCCTTCATCGCGCAATCGTTGCTCATCCTCGGCATTCTTCGCCAGTTCCCAGATAATTTCGAACTGATCAGGGATATGAATTGGCCCCGTCGGCGATGGCTCAACTCGCCCCGGCACCGTGACGCGGACCTCACCCTGCGGATGATAGAACATACAGGGATAGGGGACCGGACCCTGGTAAAGCGGTGAGCCATCCTCAGTCATCGATCCGACATTGGCTGGATTTTGTGCGAAGATGCCTTTCGCCTCCATCAGATCATAGACGGTCATTCGATTGTTTCTTGGGCCATAGATAGGCATCCCAGAGTTATCCTTTCTTCGCTGCTGGCTGGCGGCCCTTAGCCGTCGTTTTCGAACCTTTTTTCAGCCCCACTTTGTTGAGCGTCCCATAGACAGCACCCGGATTATTCGGATACTCTCGACGCAGACGTTGCTCGACCTGGGCTACTTTCGAGCCTTTTGGCATCACCGAGTTCCTCAGCCGTCGGCTTAACTCGACGCCTTAGTGCTACCCGAGCTCGGGCTTGGCTTGCTTGGCGCGTCACTGTTTCCTTTTGGGTCTTTGACCCAGCCATTTTTGAGCGCATCCGCAAGCTCCTCCGAATTAGACACAATGCGCTCAGTAACAGTTTGCCCTTGCGCCTTGTAGATCATCTGAGGGAACTGCAGCGCAGCCCACTCCTCGCCCTCAACAAGCATGAATTGATGCCCTAAAGAGGCAAGCTCGCCAAGTCCTTCGCGGACCTTGGCCAGGGCCATCTTAGCATGCATCTCTCTTTGTGGCGAAGCCCCATGAACTTCGGCGAGTCGCAGTCCGACCTCATCCGCAGTCTGCGGCTGACCTTTTGATGTCAACATAGCTTGTGCCTCCGAGAATTCCACTTTCAGTCTCCATCTCTCGCAAGAAAGTCATCTCTCGTCAGAAAGTCCCTTATCGCTTTTTCTTTCCACCCTTGCGGCATCAAGTCCACAGGCGAACCTGCTGCACCATTCGCTGGAAGACTCCGCCGTCTGATGCCGCCCCGGCCGGCGAACTGCACGTCGAGGCCTTCTTGATGCATCGCCGTCGCCGGCGAGTCAAACCAGCCAGGACCAAGTTCATCCAGATCAGCCTGGCAACGAACGAGATGAGCCCCGGCCCGATAATGGTACACGGTCTTGGGCCATTCCTCATCCAGGACGTGGCCCTCAGCCACATGAAGATGATGCCCATACCGAGCCAAGACACTGAGGGCAGCATCCAGCTCATGAAGGGCTTGATTGCACATTGCGACAATCTGCGGACTATCGCGATGCAGATGCTGCAAATGCGCAGACAAGGCTTTGAGATTCATCCCTTCGCCGTCAAATGATGTCCGCAACGATCGAAGCCCACTCTGGCCTGATCCACAACCAGCCGAAGAGGACATCCAGCCTGGTGATCAATTGATCCGTTCCGATGAAGTAATCCGTTACCATACGCATGGCAACGCCATCGAACTCGGCCCTGGCGGCCTCATGTACATTGCGCGGCATTTCCAGGTCCGCCGTCGCCAGCGTCACAGCCTCGGGTGCATAAGCGAAGTTCTTCCGGTACTTCGTCGAGGCAGCCAGCGAATTTGTCGGATTCACCGCGGCATTCGCCGCCGGCGACGCCGTCACGGTTTGATACTGGACGGGGGCTCCGCCGGCTGTCGGGGGGACAATGGCCGGATAGATCGGAATGGTCGTCGCACTCGCCGCAACATTGGCCGTGACGACGAACTGCCTCAACTCGCCAGTGTCCTGTTTCGTAATGCGATTGACCGCATTGACGCCGGCAATTGTAATGATATCTCCGACATTGAGGGGATTCGCCAGAGCCCCAACAGTCAGATTAAGTCCGGTCTGTCCAGCGCCACTGACAGTCGCCGATCCCTGCGCCAAGGCGCCATTCGTATGGATGAGAGATGTCTGATCTTTCATCCAAATGAAGCCGAGGGCATCATACATGCGCCCGGTTACGTACTGCTCGCCAATCGTCGACTGCGGATTCAACAGTCCCGAGAGCGTCGCGACGACGCGGGCTTCCGTCCTCGGCGAGTTCACAATCTTCCGATTCGCAATGGGGGCCGAGTTCAGATCCAGGGTCGCCCCGGCATTCAGATAGGTCGAGGCAATCGGGCTCAG